CCGGGTCGGACGACGGGTCGTCCGATGTGCTGCTGAAATGGCACCCGACCCAGGCGGGCAACCGGTTCATGGCCGACCAGCTCATCCCCGAACTGTAGGACCGGCCCCGCCCGGTACCCGCGGCACCGCACAGCCCGGTGCGGTTCAGTCCTGTGCCGCGTCCGGGTAGGCGGCGTCCAGCTCGGCGAGCCAGGCCCGCGCATTGCCGTCCGACGGTGCCCGCCAGTCCCCGCGCGGCGACAGTGCACCCGCCGGGGAGACCTTCGGGCCGTTGGGGATCGCACTGCGCTTGAACTGCGAGAAGCCGAAGAAGCGCTGCAGGAAGGTCCGTTCCCACCGCACGATCGTCGCCAGGTCGTAGGCGTAGCGGTCGGCGTCGGGGAAGCCGGCCGGCCATTCGCCCGCGTCGGCGTCCTGCCAGGCGTGCCAGGCGAGGAAGGCGATCGTGGTGGGCTTCCGGCCCTGCAGGATGTGCCACAGGGTGAAGTCGTGCAGGGCGTACGGTCCGATCGTGTCCTCGGTGGACTGCACCTGGCCGTCGGGGCCGGCCGGGACGAGCTCCGGGCTGATCTCCGTGTCGAGGACGGACTGCAGGACCGCGGCGGCGTCCTCCCCGACGACCGTGCCGTCGGCGATGACCCAGCGGATGAGGTGCTGGATGAGCGTCTTCGGCACACCCGGGTTCACCGCATAGTGGCTCATCTGGTCGCCGACGCCGTAGGTGCACCAGCCGAGCGCGATCTCGGAGAGGTCCCCGGTGCCCACGACGATGCCGCCGAGCTGGTTGGCCAGGCGGAACAGGTAGTCGGTGCGCAGCCCGGCCTGGACGTTCTCGAAGGTGACGTCGTAGACCGGCTCGCCGTGCCCGAACGGGTGGTGCATCTGCCGGAGCATCTCGGTCGCCGCCGGGCGGATGTCGAGGGTCTCCACGCTCGCCCCCATCGCCTCGGCGAGCTTCACCGCGTTCGACTTCGTGTGCTCCGAGGTGGCGAAACCGGGCATCGTGTAGGTGAGGATGTCGGAGCGGGGCCGGCCCATCCGGTCCATCGCCCGGGCGATGACCAGCAGCGCGTGGGTGGAGTCCAGCCCGCCGGAGACCCCCAGCACCGGCTTCGGGTCGCCGATCGCCCGCAGTCGCTGCACCAGCCCGGAGACCTGGATGTTGAAGGTCTCGTAGCAGTCCTGTGCCAGCCGGGCCGGGTCACCGGGGACGAAGGGGAAGCGGGCGATGCGGCGGCGCAGCCCGATCTCCGCGGTCGGCGGGTTGAGGGTGAAGCCGACGGTGCGGAAGGCGGCGTCCCGCCCGCCGGCGACCGCCCGCCGGTTGTCGTCGAAGGTGCCCTGCCTGCGGCGGGTGGCGATAATACCGGCGACGTCGACGTCGGCGACGGACCAGCGGAGGCCGTCGGGGAACCGTTCGGTCTCGGCGAGCAGTTCCCCCCGCTCGTGGATCATCGTCAGCCCGTCCCAGGAGACGTCGTTGGTGGATTCGCCCTGGCCGGCCGCGGCGTAGACGTAGGCGGCGATGTTGCGTGTCGAGGCGGAGCCGGCCAGCAGGTGCCGGTCGTCGGCGCGCTGCACGGTAACGGGGGAACCGGAGAGGTTCAGCAGCACCGTCGCACCGTGGAGGGCGGCGAGCGACGACGGCGGAACCGGGACCCACATGTCCTCGCAGATCTCCGCGTGGACGGTGAGTCCGGCGACGTCGGTGGCCTCGAACAGCAGGTCGGTGCCGAAGGGCACCTCGCGCTCCCCCACGCGGATCATCGCGCCGCGGACATCGTCGCCGGGCGCGTACCAGCGGCGTTCGTAGAACTCGCGGTAGGTCGGCAGGCTCGACTTCGGCGTCACCCCGAGGATCTCGCCGCGGTGGATGACCACCGCACAGTTGTAGAGGCGGTTGCGCCAGGCCAGTGGGGCGCCGACGACGAGCACCGGGAAGAGCTGTTCGGACGCCGCGCGCACGGTCTCGAGTGCGTCCCGGGCCGCCTCGAGGAGTGTGTCCTGCAGGACGAGGTCGTCGATGGCGTAGCCGGTGAGGCAGAGTTCGGGGAACACGGCGACGGCGACGTGGTCGTCGTGGAGTTCGCGGGCGGCGGCCAGCACGGTGCGGGCGTTGCTGGTGGGGTCGGCGACGGCGACCGGGACGGTGACGGCGGCGACGCGGACGAAGCCGTGGGCGTAGATGCCGGCGGTGGGCTGATCAGGCATGTCCACCAGTGTGCCAGGCGGGTGGTGCCGAAGTGCGGTAGGTGCCGTGTCCGCATCACACAGCCTGAGGTCGCTCAGTTCCGGGTCAGAACAACCTGACGGCGCGCGATGCCGACATCAGGATTCCCAGGGAGCAGGACCGTCAGTGATCTCGGAGTCCTCGTCCATCTGCAACCGGGTCCCGGGCCCACCGACAAGGTCATCACCGAAAGTGAGCGCATCGTTGACACTGATCCCGACTGACGCCCCCTGTGAGGCGGCGGTGATCAGTTGTGCAGGGGAACTCGAGACATTGCCCGCAGACCAGAGCCGAGACACGCCGGTACGTCCGTCTCTGTCCACCACGACGAACCCATCGGATCCGACACGGCATCCCGCCTGACGCAGAAGGGCATCGTTGGGTTCAAATACCGGCCCCACGAAGGCCGCCCCGAAAGTGCGACTTCGACCGCCAGAGAGGATGAAACTGATTCCGGGCTGCCCGTCATCCGCAACGGCACTGACCGGTGACTCATCCAGATTCACACCGAGGCCGGTGAGCCTCTGTTCTTCTTCCGGTTCGAGGGTGATTCCGTTGAGATAGAAGGTGACCTCCTCCGACCACTGTGTCAACAACCCTGCCTGCTTCAGGGAGAATCCCCGGTTGTCACCGCCGATCACGGCCACCGGCTGACGGTCCACCTCGTAGCCGTGGCAGTACGGACAATGGAACACGGATGTCCCCCATGCATCCGCAAGGCCCGGGATATCCGGCAGCCGGTCCGTCAGGCCGGTGGCTACGACAACCACCCGGCAGTTCAGCACACCTCCGCTCCACGTCACCTGCCATTCCCCGTCGGAGCCGGAACGAATCTCTGACACTGCCCCTCTGCGGATACTCCCGCCGTAGGATTCGACTTCCCGGCGACCGGCAGAGAGGAGTTCAGCGGGATCCGCACCGTCCCGGGAGAGGAATCCGTGGAGGTGGGAGGACGCGAGATTTCTCGGTCGACCACCGTCGACGACTGTCACGGCGCGTCGGGCCCTGGCAAGCATGAGCGCTGCGCTCAGACCCGCGGCCCCGCCGCCGACCACGACAACGTCCGTGAATGGTGCGGACACAGTAACCTCCCTGGTAGAAGTATTGATCTTCTCTCACATCGTAAACTAGTTAACAAGTTGGTGCAATGAGCGAATTCCGCGACCTGCGCAGTCAGACGGTGGACGCCTGGGCGTCGGCCATCCCCGACATCGACCGACAGGCGATGGAAACTGTCGCACTCATCAAGTCGATCTCCGAGGCGGTCGATCGCGCCTCCGACCAGGCCTGCAGAGATCTCGATATCAGCGCGGCAGAACTAGAACTCCTTGTCCCCCTGAGGCATCACGACGGTCCGGTGACTGCCGCCCGCCTCGCCGACATGCTTCACATGAGCCGGGCCGGAGTGTCCAAGCATCTCCGGCGACTCGAGGACCGGGGACTGGTCGTACGGCAGGCGTCGGACGCAGACCGGAGAACGGCAGAGGTGACGGTGACTGACCGAGGTCGAAACTTGACCGACTCCGCATTCACCCGTGATCTTGCCACACATCGCGCTCTGCTCCAGGACTGCCTGTCGGACCCAGCCACCGTTGCCGTGCTGCGGCGTATCAACTCTGCCGTCACCAGCCGACTGGACGACCTGACCTGACACCCCATGTCCGCATCACGCAGCCTGAGGCCGGTTGCACCCTCCTCAATGCACCCTCCTCAACCATCCCTACGTTACGTAATGCCGACCGTACCTCTGACCTACTCAGTCGAAGTCAACCTGATCCATGCCGACGCCCGGCCGCTCAAAGTCGATGTCGATGTCCTCGTCCATCTGCAGGAGGGTGCCCAGGCCACCGGGCGTCTCACCGGCGCCGTGAGCAGCCACGGCAAGCTTCTGGGCCTGCTGGTAGCTGACGCCGAGCAGGTTCCCGATGTCGCGGAACGTGAGTCCTTCTGCGGAGAGTGCCCGGGCCACGGCCTGCATCGAGGCCGTGGCCTGCGACTGTGCTTCGCGTGCACGGTCCTTCAGTTCAGCCGCCTCCTGTGCCGCATCCGCCGCCGGCCCTTCGGGGACGACAGTCACCTCCGCAGCTCCGGCATCCCCGGTGACATCCGGGAACAGGGCGAGAGCGTCCCGGACCATACCCGGGATCTGGTCGAGCCGGCGGGTCTGGGTGAACAGTCCGGGAACCTCGTCCACGGTGACGGTCCACCATCCCTCGTCACGGTTGGCGCGGGCGGTAAAGGTGTTGTTCATGGTCATGCTCCGATCTGTCGCAGAATCTCGGTGGCGAACCTGTCCGGAATCTCCCGGTGACGCGGGACCGTCGTGTAGCGGTCACCGATCCAGACTTTTGTGTGGTTGCGTCCTTCCTCGATGCGCAGGGGTTCTCCCAGTGTCTTCGCATGTCTTCTGATCCTGCGCTAGATGTCGCGCCGTGTAGTCATGAGACTAGTCCCCCCGATGCGACGTCTCTAGTCGCCATAATGCGATTTTTCTGGACCATCAACGAGCTGTTCATGCATTGTCTGACTCCGCCCGGCTCCGGAAGGTTCCCCGCATCGACGGCTAGCTGTAGTTCCCCGTGAGGTTGTGAACACGGTCCATGGGAGCCAAGCCTCCGATGCCCGTGTGAGCTCGCCGGCGATTGTAGTGCTCGATGAACTCGCCGTACACCTGCTCCCGGGACGCCTCACTCAGATACGGCCGCGCGTAGGCCCACTCGGTCATCAACGTGCGGTTGAACCGCTCGACTTTCCCGTTGGTCTGCGGCCGGTACGGCCTGGTCCACCGGTGCTTGACCTCCGGTCCCAGCGCATCGGCGAACGCGTGGGACCGGTAGCAGGCACCGTTGTCGGTCATCACCGCACCGACCTCCACACCCAGTGACGCGAAGAAGTCAGCTGCCCTGATCCAGAAACCCGCCGCGGTGTCTTTCCGCTCGTCGTCGAGGATCTCGGAGTACACCACCCGCGAGTAATCATCGACGGCATGGTGCAGGTACCGGTAGCCTCTGCCGGGTTTCGCTCCGGCTCGGGCGGCCGCTCCAGTGGCTCGACCGGATGCCCGGTGTTGGTCGGAGCCACGACCGAACATCCGCCACCCACCACCGTCGGGGATCCTGCCGAGTTTCTTGATGTCGACATGCACCAGCTCGCCTGGTGCGGATTTCTCGTAGCGGCGTGGCGGGGTCTTGCGTACCGGCAGTCCGGTGGCCTGGTCGATACAGTCCAGAGCGGGCATGTTGTAGCGGTCCAGCACCCTGCCGACCGTGGAGCGGGCGACACCGAGGTGGTATCCGATGCGGTGGGGTCCCCACCGTCGGGTGAACCGCAGGTTGATGATCCGGTGCTCCCTGCGCCGGTCCAGCTGATGGGGGCAGTGGTGCGGACGGCTCGACCGGTCGGCGAGCGACTCTCCGGCCCGGTGACGGGCTACCCAGCGGTGGGCGGTGGCCGGTGAGACGTTGAAACGTTCGGCGGCGCGGCGTTGGGTCCATCCGTGATCGACGATCAGGCTGACGAGTCTTGCCCTGCCGGTCGGGGTCAAGGGTGCGTTACGGTGGGACACGAAGACCTCCTGGTTCCTCGTTGTTGGTGGTGGTTCACCCTCAACGGTTACCGGAGGTCTTCTTTCACGTCATCCCGGTGGTCGTGTTCACAACCTCCTCGGGAAGTACAACTAGTGGGACTCGGACATGTAACCTTCACGGGACACCTCGCCAAGGACGCCCGGCTCGGGGAAGCGGGTGGCCGGCAGGTCGCGAACTTCACCGTCGGCACGAGCCGGCGGAAGAACCAGAACGACCAGTGGATCGACGTCGACCAGACGTTCATCGAGTGCGCCGTGTGGCAGAAGTTCGAGGGCGACACGCTCCCGCAGCGCCTCGCCGCCCTGGAGAAGGGCGCGCCGGTGATCGTCACTGGGCAGGTGTACCTGAAGGTCAGCGAGTCGCAGGGACGCACGTACCGGGACGTCGCCTGTCACGTTGATGCGGTCGGGGAGTGGTGGAAGCCGAAGGGGCCGCAGCAGGGCGGGTACGGGCAGCAGCCGCAGGCGTCGAGCCCGGCAGGTTACGTCGCCGGGCAGGCGCAGCAGGGACAGCAGCAGGTGTTCAACACGCAGGGCGACCAGCCTCCCTTCTGACCGTGACCAGCGTCGACAGTATGCGTGGCCGTCACCGTCACGCCGACGACATGACCGCCCGCGGGGTGGCCGGATGGATGGGATGCACCAGGTGCCAGCACGGCACCCCGGTCACTCTGTCCGCCGCCGCGGCAGAAGCCATCGCAGCAGTGCTGCAGTCAATGAAGGAAGGAGGGGACAGGTGAGGATCAGATCGACGAAGCCGGAGTTCTGGAGTTCGAAGACGATAGCGGCTGTCGACTGGGATGCGCGTCTGGTCCTCAAGGGACTTGAGAGCTATGTCGATGACAATGGTGTGGGCCGGGATGACATTGCTCTGATCGTCTCGGAAGTGTTCGTTCGCGACCATTTCGCGAGGCCTCGCGAGACTGTCGCGAGGGTGTCCGAAGCCATTTCCCAGCTGACTGAAGCCGGTCTCCTATGGAGATACGAGGCCGATGGTAATGAATTGATATACATTTCGAACTGGGACAGCCTCCAACGAATCGACAAGCCAAACAAAGGACGTTTCCCCAGGCCAGACGGCACAATGAACTACAAGGAATCAACGATTCGCGAGAGTGTCGCGAGGGTTCCCGAAACCGTCGCGCCTGGAACAGGGGAACAGGGGAACAGGGGAACAGGGGAACAGGGAGAAAAGATCACGGCCACGGCGGAGCCGCGGCCACGGTCGCGCTTCGAAGAATTCTGGTCCCTCGTCCCACCCGGCCGGAAGGTCAAGCGCCCCAAGGCCGAAGCCGCCTACCGGGCCGCGGTGAAACGCGCCGGCGATCCGCAGATCGTCATCGACGGCATGCGCCGGTACGCGGCCGACCCGAACCTGCCGGACCCCAAGGGGCCGGAAGCGAACTTCATCATGCATCCGACGACATGGCTCAACGGCGACTGCTGGAACGACCCGCCCCTGCCGCCCCGGATGCAAACCGGCCAGCCGGGCACCGGGCACCTACCCGGAACCCACCCCGACGACTGGGACCACCCGAACACCGCCGAACCTCCGCGCTACGTCGACGCGGAGGTCCTCACGTACGAGGAGCTCGAATGACCAACCAACCGCAATCCTGGCGGGACGTGGCGAAACTCGTCCTGTCCAAGGGGAAGAACCTCGCCCCCGACCGGTTTCCAGCGCCGAACCCCGATGTCGCCGACGCCTGGGCCGACGTGTTCGCCCGTGTCGGCCTGCCGTGGCAGATCTGGCCCGAAGCCGTCACCTGGTGGGCTATGAACGTCGCCGACGACCGGATGATCACCCCGAAAGCCCTGAAGGAAGCCGGATGGGTCATCCGTGACCGGTGGGAATCCAACCGGGACCCCGAGAAGCTCGATCTGCTCAACAGGTCCCGCCGCGCCCGCCTGGAGAGCACCTACCAGCGAAACCTCGGCTACGACGGGGGAGCAGCGTTCGCCGGCTACGACCCGAACCAGAAGCCCGAGCTGACCGCCGAGCAGGTCATGAGACAGATCGGGGGTGACCAGTGAACACCGTCACCGCCCTGCCCGGTGCCCGCAGTACCGGCCCCGTCGTCACCGCGTACCGGGTCGACAACGCGATCGGCTACACCTGCGCCGACCACGTCAAGAGCCACGCCTGGGGCTCCCACCCCGGCTGCGGTGCCCGTCCCGGCGAATACTGCGTCGGCCGGGACGGCCAACCAACCCGCATCCCTCACACCGCCCGCCTCCTGCACGCCCGCGACCACCTCACCGACGAGCAGCGCGCCCGCCGAGACACGGAGTCGCCGACCATGCGGGGAGGCCCGAACCCATGACAGACCGTCCGCGGAGGTGTCTGCGGGTCGGCTGCCCCAACCGGCGCAGTGACCCGGACCCCCGCGGTCTGGGCCTCTGCGATGAGCACAACCGGCAGGTCGGGGACGGGACGATCGGCGCCGACTGGGACCCGACCAGGCGGGAGGTGCCCGTCGACCGGGCGCAGGCCCTCGTCGCCGACATGCGGCGTCCCGGCGAGCCGATCCGGGCGCTGGCCCGGCGCACCGGCCTGCCGAAGGACCTGCTGTGGCACGTGATCCGGGGGACGTTCCCGCACGTGAAGTCCGAGGCGTGGGAGGAGATCCGGGAGGCGCACGCCCGACTCCGGTTCGAGTGGGACAACCCAGTAGCCCCGGAATGGGTATCAGGAGCCTCGCTCGCGGACGATCCCACCCTCTTCCGTTCCGGTGTGCAGATGGACCTGTTCAACCCCGCAAACGGGCTCTACGGGCCGGAAGGAGAAACCCCGTGACCCACACCCTCCTCCCGATGGATCGCCGCACCTTGCTGGAGATCGCCGAGACGGGCACCACTGACCGCGTCTGGCTCGCCCACGACCTGGTCGACAAAGGACTCGTCCTGCCCGCCTGCGGCGACCGGCCCGGCCACGTCTGCACTGAGACCACCTGCGACGGCTACTGGCGCTGGGTCCTCACCGACCAAGGTGCCATCGTCGCCGCCCGCCTAGACCCCACCCTCGACGACTGGTCACTCGACCAGCAGATGGAGATACCGATATGACCCCTCCGAAGTTAGGAACTCCGTGGCAGGAGGCACTCCCTGACTCACTTCCCAGATACATGAAGCGGAACATCAACCCCGGTCCGAATGGGTGCTGGGAATGGGCAAGATCGAAGGATCCGGACGGATACGGGTGGGCCAGCCATCAGGACAAGACCTATTTGGCGCACCGGCTCGTCTACCAGATGGTGAAGGGGGAAATTCCGGAAGGAATGTGCCTGGACCATCTCTGCCGGAATCGGGGGTGTGTGAATCCTGCACATCTTGAACCGGTCACGAACCACAAGAACTTGCTACGAAGTCCCATTGGAACAGCAGGTAGGGACCACTGTTTGAAGTGCGGAGGCCCGTTCGAGATTGTCGGGAAAAAGACGCCTCAGAGGCGGTGCAAGAAGTGCAAACGGGAATGGGACCGGGAGTACGAAAAGGAATATCGGCGGGGGATTCGTAGAAGGAAGAAGAAGTGACCCTGTACCGGCTTGACCTGTCCTATAACAAGCCGCCTCTGACCCTCAACCAACGCCTCCACTGGACAAAGTCCAGCCCTCACCGCGCCGCCCTGCGGAAGGAAGCCGCAGACCTCGCCATCGCCATGCGGATCCCGCCGTGCGACCACATCACAACCCGCCTGCACTACCGGGCGCCGGACCACCGACGCCGCGACGAGGACAACCTCATCGCCAGCGCGAAACCCCTGTGGGACGGCCTGGTTGACGCCTCCGTCGTCCCGGACGACACCAGCGAGTTCATGACGAAGCTCATGCCCCGCATCCACCCACCGACCGACGAGGGGCCCGCCATGTGGCTCCTCGTGGACACCGACGAAAGGACCACCGATGAGTGAACCGACCTACTACCAGTTCGGGGACGTGGAAGTCCTCGACATCTCCGAGCACCTCACCGGCAACGCCGCCCAGGTCGTGCAGTACGTCGCCCGCTCGTCCCGACTCGACGGGCAGACGAAGGGGGAGGACCTCACGGACCTGTACAAGGCCCGTGACTTCCTGAACCGGGAGATCCTCCGCCTGGAGAAAATCGACCATGAGACTCACCTGCAGGAAACCGATGACCAGGAACGGTTGGCCGAGGAAGCTATGCGCAGGATCCAGAACGAGCCCGTCCGGGACTATCGGAGGGGGGAGTTCTGATGACCGCCCGGAAGCTGACCCGCCCGCGCCGCCACATCACCTGCACGACGTGCGGCCGCAAGACATCGACCACCTACCCGCCGGAGTCCGGGGACCTGTGCCTGCCGTGCCGTGCCCGGGGGAAGAACCTCGCCACGAGCGTCCCGGACCGGACGACGCCCGGCCCTGTGCCGAAGATCGGCACCCGGTCGAAGCATGACCTCGACCAGTGGCTCGCGGACGGTGGTGCCGCATGAGCACCCCGATCGACTTCGTGCACATCCCCACCGCGGTCCGCGACCGGATTCGCCGCATGGTGGACCGGGAGATCCGCATGGGGGAGGGGCACTGCTCCGGCGCCCACTGCGGTCCGGGTGTGCAGATCGTCGCCGCACAGACCCGCCTCACCGAATCGAAGGTGCAGGCGATCTGCTCCGGCCGGCGGCCCACCATGCAGGTCGACGCGCTGGACCGCCTGATCCTCACCCTCGGCATGCAAGGCACCGTGTCCCCACTCGATGGCGGGTGGGTGAACCATGCCTGACCGCTACCACAACGGCCTCCTCCGCGATTGGGAGGTGACCCTGACCGTCACTGTCCCCGCCGCGACGAGTGAGGGCGCGATCCACAAGGCCATTGACACGCTCGGAATCGGCTACGGCGGGTATCTCGACGCCGCCGACGCGGTGGAAGCGAGGCCCGCATGACCGCCAGGCACAGTACCGCGAACGGCCTGCAGGCCACCCAGCAGACCGCCACCCGCACGGGCGGCGCCTGGTTCCCGGAGGAAGACGCCCTCGTCCTGCACCCCGGCCGAACCACCCGCCAGGTCGCCCTGCTCCTCGGCCGCACGACCGAGGCCGTGAAGAACCGACGGAAGAAACTCAAGACCCGAATGGAGACAGCATGAGCACGACCACGACATGGCAGATCCAGAGGAATGCCAAGGTCGGCCCGATGGCGGGGGAGTGGCTGCCCTGCGGACTCACCCAACGCCGCGAGGAGAACGCCCGCCAGACCCTCGACCTCTGGCGCCAGGGGCACCCCCGCGACCGCTTCCGCCTGGTGCGCCGCACCGAAACCACGGAGGTGGTGGAGTGAGCATCCCTGAGCCGGGAGACCGGCACCCCTGCCACTGCCTGATGTGCGAACCGGCAGCGCCTGCTTGCGACACCTGTGGCATGGAAATGGCAGGCAACCCGATCGCAGGCTTCACCTGCCCCGACTGCGAGGAGACCGCATGACCCGCACCCCGCACACCCGCCCGATGAAGCGACCGCCCCGGTGGCGCGCCCGAATCGCCCGATGGCTCGCAGGTCACAACCGAAAGGACCGAGCATGACTATCACCCCAGACCAGGCACAGAACCTTCTCGACGGAGCAACCCCCGGCCCGTGGAGAGCACTACACGACCAATGGGAAGACGAAGACGGAACACCATGCGAGGACTTCTACGTCCTCGGTGGCCCCGATGGAATCCTCCACACCGAGGACTTCGACCCCGACACACACAACCCGGTAGCGAATACCACCCTCGCCGCCGCCGCCCCGGACCTCGCGCAGACCATCGCCGGGATGAAGACCGAGTACGCACTAGAAACCCTTTGGGGGACCGGTGCCGATTGGGCGGTCACCACCGGGTGGTTCCCGACACCGGAAAGGGCATGGGCGGACCTTGTGCTAGATGCAGGACCCACCCGCCTTGTTCGCCGGGTCGTCTCAGAGACGGAGGTGGTGGAGTCGTGAGCATCGTCACCGCACTGTTCGCCCTCGGCCTTGCCCTCACCATCGCCGCCGGAATCACGACCTTCCTCGCCGTCATCAACTACCTGACGATGCTGGAGTGCGGCGACCGGGAGGAGCGACAGCGGGCGGGGCGTTTCCTTGTCACCGCGGTCAGCGTTCTCTGCATCGGAGTGTTCCTGATCGGCCTGACCGCACAGGAGGCCACCGCATGATCGTCCTCGCCATAGCGTTCGCAGCCGCCAGCATGGCCGTGTGCATCGTCCTCGGCGCGTTGGTGGTCCACCACCGCCACACCATCGACCTGATCAACGCTGATTACAGCTACCTGCATCACCGCCATCACCTGCTAACCAGTGTGTTAATCGACCACATTTGCGTGGACGAGTGGGAGTACATCACCTTCCCCGACAGGAGACCTCGAATGACTGACCAGATCAATATTCTCTACAGCGATTTCCGCCGCGCCGCCCGAACCCTGGAAGACGTTAGCGTCCCGGACGGAAAAGAGTATGGGGTCGTAATCAAGACCACGGACGGGCATGTCCAATTCGTCCTCGACTCGCACGGCAATCTCACCATCACCACGGAGACCACGAATGGCTGACATCACCGACCAGGATCGACGCAAAGCCCTCGCATGGGCGGGAGGATCGCAGGCGATCGGGATTGCTGACGCCGCCGCCCGCGTCATCCTCGCCACTGTGGACGCCCCGGAACCAACCCTCGCGGACGAGATCCGAGGCCTGCCGGACTTCACCATGTCCGGCGACAACTGCATCAACGACTGCCACGAGCGCGCCGACGACGTCGCCTTCCGCGTCGAACAGATGGAGCACGACCTCGCGGAAGCCCGCGCCGAGGTGGACCGACTCACCGCCGAGCGTCAGGAGGAGACCATGCGCCGCGTCAACGAGCAGTACGACGACCTTCCCGTTCGTGACCGGGATTGGCTCGACAAGGACGGCCTGCCCGACCCCGCTGACGTGCCGCCCGGGGAAGCGTGGGAAGTCATCGCCACCGACCCCGCCAAGAGCTTCGGCGGGACCACCAGCTACAACACCGTGGCATTCCGCATGACTGACAGGTGGATCGTCTGCCGACAGGGCTACCAGATGCCACTGGTCGTCCCAGACGACTGCATCCGACTGGTCCGCCGCCATGTGCCCGCGCCGCGTGTCATCACCAACCCCGACGAGGCTTGGAACCTCCCTATCAGCACCATAATCCGCGACTCCCGTGGTGAGACGTTCGAGAGGACTGAGGACGGGTGGGGCCGAATCTCCATCCCCGTCAAGGCGATCAAGTGGCCCGTCACGGTCCTGTGGGAGCCGGAGGCCGGTCACCGCTGAGACCGGCGCCCCGCCTGCCACGCTTCGACCTCAGCAACACGCCAGACCTTCAGCCGGTCGAACTTACCGGCCGGTTCCGGAGCCTGTCCACGAGTGGCGTAGGCCGACCAGGTCGACGCCGAGATGCCGAGAAAAGAAGCACACTGTGCCGTCGTCCAGTAGCGGCGCCCCTCACCATCCGTGAGCGTCAGCAGCTTGGTGATGTCGTCCACCGGTCAGGCCTCCCTGCGCTTGCGGTTCCGGCGGTTGAGTACGTCGGGCACGATGTTGAAGACGAGAACGGCGAGCATGAGGATGATGCCCCAGGCTGACGGGTGGAGGGTGATCAGGTAGACGAGCAGGGCGATCAGTGCGATGTATCGGATGGTGGTGCTCACGGGTGTGTCCTTTCGTGGTCTGTACAGTGGAGAGAGTTCCCCCGGGCCTGGCTAGTGCTAGTAGCCAGGGCCGGGGGTTTCCTAGTCGTCGTGGTCGCGGTACCAGTCGCGGATCGTGGTGATCCACTCCGGTCCGGAGACGATGACCGCCGCGATGATCGCGGCCCAGCCTTCTGCTGGCATAGGGTTCCTCCCTTCCACTGTGCGGTTGTCGGTCCGGAAGTCCGGGCCGGTGAGCGGAAGTCGTGCTCCCTGCCTCACAAGAACAACTATACATAGTTAGTTGTGTAATGTCTAGTCGGAACACGGAGAATCCCCAACTTTTTCCGCCCCCGCCGTCGCCTTTCGCCAGGTGACGACGGGGGCTTCGCCATGCTCACACCATGCCCCTCAATGACTACCAGGCCGTCGCCTTCATCCTCGGCCCCATCCTCCTGGCCCTCGCCGTCACGGCCGCCACCACAGCCGCCGCCGACCACTTCAGGAACCACCATGGCTGACCTCAACCCCGCCAACGACTACAAGGCACGGAAGCTCGAACGCTACTGGACCCGAGGCGCCGGCCTCGCCCGATGGTCCACCAGCCCACACCCCTGGACCACACTGGTGGCCCTGCTGTCGAAGCACATGACCCCCGGCCACGCGAAAGGCCTCGCCTCCAACTACTTCAAGAAGGTGTTCGGCATCTGGCCCGGGGAGCGCAAAGGCGCCAACCCAGTAGGCAGAGGCTGACCATGCCAGCACGCCAACGATCCAACGCCTGGCGACGACGCGTCACCCGCGAACGCCGACACCTGGAGCACAACCCCGAGCTCGCCGTCTGCTGGCTCTGCGGCGACCCCATCGACATGGAACTCCCCGCCGACCACGACCGCGCCTTCTCCCTCGACCACATCGTCCCGGTCGGCCGAGGAGGAGACGAAGCACGAGGTGAAGCACGACCAGCGCACAGGCAATGCAACAGCAGTCGAAGCGACGGAAGAACAGCAACGAAGAACGCAACAACGTTGCTTGATTGGTGAAGCAACAATGAAGCAAGCAACGATGAAGCACAGTCGAGAACGACACGAACGAAGAAAGTTCAAAAACGGAAACAATCACGAATGAAGCAACAATGAAGCACGAACGAACGTTCGACACCGTTCGACAGCACCACCGAAGCCCTGGGGGAGGCCTCCCCTCCCGACCCAAGCCCCCCACCTCCCGGTATTGGGTAATCTCCGCCCACGGTTCGAGCACTACGGGTTTTTACCTGGTGCCGCGATACGCCAATCGAACACTCGGCTAGAATCGAGCCGGAGGCTCGGCACGATTCGTGTCTGGACCTGCGCGTTTCCAGGGCTGTCTGAAACTGCTGGGGGTTTTTACTGGCACCGTAGGTTTACAGTCATGCCGACAGAGAAGACACCTGCAGTGGTCAGGAAGCAGTGTGGGACGGTCGCGGGGTACCGGCAGCACTCGAAGCGTGGGGAGGAGCAGTGCGACGAGTGCCGGGCGGCGAACCGGGAGTACCAGCGCCGGTATCGGGCTGGTGAGGTGGAGAAGCGGAAGCCCGGCCGGCAGAAGCGGATGCGGCAGGCGGAGGAGGCTGGTGGCGAGGTCGCCGCGGCTGTCCACGATGCGATCGACGGTGGGCGCCGGGTCGATGATCCGTATCCGGCGTTCCTGAAGGATCGGGGGCGGAAGCTGTGGGACGACGTGACCGGGGAGTTCGACCTGAATCCGGCGGCTCTGGCGGTCCTGGCTGAGGCGTGTCGCATGGCGGACCGTTTGGAGCGGTTCTCGGCGGCGCTCGCGTCGCACTCGGCACTGTGGTTCGAGCTGGCGGAGGCTGAGGTGAACGATTCGGGTGACCTGCAGGCTCAGGTCGTCGTCAACGGGATGGTGGGGGAGGCGCGGCAGATGCAGGCCGCGGTCGCCACGGCTCTGTCGAAGATCGGTGTGCTGCAGGCTGGGAAGAAGAAGGGCGGGGAGGGCGGCATGCTCGACCAGCTGGCGAAGAAGCGTCAGGAGCGGATGGATTCGGTGAGGGAGGCTCGGTGACGACGGCAGTGGATCGGCGGCTGGAGGTTCCTGAGACGACGTTCCCGCAGCGCTATGAGCCTGTCGGGGCGCAGGTGCCTCCGAACTTCCTCGCACCGTTGTGGCACACGTCAGCGGGCGACGATGCTATCGACCTGGCCGCCGCCTGCGGTCTCGAGTTGCTGCCGTGGCAGCAGCTTGTCCTGCGCAATTCCCTCGGGGAGAATCCGGCGAACGGCCGGTGGGAGGCGTTCGAGGTCGGGTTGATCGTCCCCCGGCAGAACGGCAAGAACGTGGTGGTCATGGCTCGGGAGCTGGCCGGCCTGTTCCTCTTCGGCGAGGAGCAGTTGATCCACACGGCGCACAAGTTCAAGACGACGAAGGGCGCGTTCCGGGACATCAAGAAGGTCATCGAGAAGCAGCCGGAGCTGATGGGAATGGTCCGGTCCATGCCGGACTCGTCGGACAACACCGCGGTCGTGCTGAACAACGGGAACCGACTCGACTTCATGGCCCGGGCGGCCGGCGGTGGCGGCCGTGGCTTCTCGGGGGATCTCGTGATCCTCGATGAGGCTTTCAAGATCGACGAGACGACGGTCTCTGACCTCCTGCCGACGTTGTCGGCCCGGCCGTCGCCGCAGCTCTGGTACACCTCGTCGACCGGGTTCGACTACTCGACTGTCCTGCGTGATGTTCGGACTCGGGCGGTCGAGAAGCCGGACGAGGAGAAGCACCTCGCGTTCTTCGAGTGGTCTGCCGACATCGACAGTGTCGCCTGGGACTCTGTGGAGGCTGTGCAGCAGTCGAATCCGTCTCTCGGCTATGTGCAGGACTGGGACTGGATCAAGGCGGTGGACCTCCGTGGCATGACGGAGGAGGGGTACAAGCGTGAGCGTCTGGGGATCTGGGCTGACGCGTCGACGGATGCGGCGATCGGTGTGGACTTGTGGGCCCGGTCGTTCGCCACTCCGGAGGTGTTGATCGGCACGAAGGTGAAGCGGCGGTCGCTGGCGCTCGAGGTGACCGCGGATCGTGACCTGTCTGTCCTCGCTGGCGCCGCGGAGCTCACTGATGGGCGGATCGTGGTGGACATCATCGCGGCGAAGCCGGGTGTCGCGTGGATTCAGGATGAGGTGGCTCGGGTGGTGAAGAAGCACAAGCCGTACGCGGGGGTGGTGATCGACTCCTTCTCGGGCACTGCGGCGCTTGCACCGCGCCTGTCGGAGGCCGGAGTGCCGGTGTCGCAGGCGTCGACCCGTGACATCACCTCCGGCACCGCGACCGTCTACGACGCTATCGTCCGGGAGGACGCGGACGGTGATCCTGCTCCTCGGATCCTTCACGGTGAGCATCCGCTGCTGGACGACGCCGCGCATACTGCTCGCCGGCGGCTGGTGGGTACGTCGAAGAGTGCGTGGACGTGGCAGCAGTTCGGGGAGGTGCGGGTGGAGCCGTTGCGGGCGGTGACGTTGGCTGTCCGGGGGTTGGAGATGGAGCCGGTGGTGAAGAAGAAGCGGGGGCGTGT